TAGAACATGTCTCATTAGCTCCCGTAAGTCTCAGTTCATTATATGAACCATAAACAGAAATATGATCATCAACATTTCTACCAAGTCTTTCACAGGCCTCAATAGCCAATCTTCTCTTATGAGACATATCATTTCTCATTTCTTGAGTTGAAAAATTAACATGCATTCCACTACCATTCCAATCATTTCCCTGAAAAGGCTTTGGATGAAATTCAATAGCATAGTTATAAACCTCGGAAAGTCTCTGCAAAATCCACCTTGAAATCCAAAGTTGATCAGATCCATCAACAGCATAAACAGGACCAATTTGATATTCCCATTGACCAAGCATTACTTCCGCATTTGTGCCAGAGTAATTCAGGCCAGCACTTAAACAAAGTCTAGCATGCTCTTCAGCAAACTCTCTACAAGAAACATTATTACCCCCGACTCCACAATAATATTCACCCTGTGGCCTTGGATACCCATCTCGTGGCCATCCTAATGGCCGGCCAGTATTTCGATCGTACACAATATATTCCTGTTCGAATCCAAACATACAATCTTTAGATATGTCATTTTTTGACACCATATCATCTAGACTATACCTCGTATTGGATACATGGGGTGCCATATCAACATTGTATACCTCACACATAACTAGAAATCCATTGCTTCTGAATGGATCTTTATATTTAGTCTTAGGAACTAAAATCAATTCTGACTTCTTAGTCTCGGCCTGCCCGGTAGAAGAACCATCATAATTCCAATTTGAAAGTTTTATTTTATCTGAATTCTTTTCTGAGACGATTTTTGTCTTTGATCTTACTTGCTGAGGCGTTGATCCATCTAGCCAAATGTACTCTAAAAAATATTGATTCATATGTATTTATTGATTAATTTATGATTTATAGTTAAAATCAAATTAGTTGTTTCCGAACTTTTGGAAACTTTTTTTAATCCTATTGATGTGATTTCTCAAAATATCATAATTTTCAGAAATTTCTTCTGTAAGATCGTAAAAATCATCCAACAAAGCCATTGTCATTTCTTGATGCCTCACCTCCTTGGTCTTGAGCTTGGCCGCCCATATCTCCATCAATTTGATCGGATCATATTTATTTTTTGGATAGGAAGAATATAAAAACCTAGGTAATAAGTCTAAATGTATCCTATGTGCTAATTTGATTTGAGAGACATTATACTCTACCAACGAATATTCAAATCCAATCCTAATCAACTCTCTATACATACCCTTGAAATCAACTTCTAAAAATGAATTTTTCTGAAAGTCCTTATCAGTTATGAACTTATCAAATATTCTAGATCTCAGCTCCAATGGAATAAAATTAAAATTTACCGCCATAACAATTACTATCCCCTTAAATTTTTTGAAATCTACAACGAAAACAGGAGAATATTTCATCCAATTAGAATCGTCTAGATAATGAAAATGATAAAATCCACCAGGAGTAATATCTATATTAGAAATAGCAGAACACATATCATCCGTCTTTGAATACTTATCCAACATGAACAATGAATTACTCTTATAAAAATCAACCAAATTGCCACCATTAATCCTAATACTATCTTTAACTCTTTCCCCTAGTGGTCCCATCTTCAGAATTTATTTAATATTTCATCCGTTATTATAATGAATTCATATCCTTTTTTCTGACAAAATTCAATCATGGTTTCCCATTTAGCACTATTCTTTTGGCTCATCTTGAATTTATATTCAAGATTTTTTAATTTTTTAGTTGTTGGATCCTTAGGTATATTGAATTTTCCTTCTCTGAAAAGAATAACATCATTGTATTCAGATTTAGGCTTAACTTCTGCTATAACCATCTTGATCGAGTCCTTGATCTTCATCTCATAATAAAAATCTGGATAATACCTTCGATTCTTATAAACCACATCACTATTTATAATTTCTTTGGAAGTATATGGTATTTCAAATATTTCCGCCGACCACCTAATAACACTTGGATTAATATCCAACCATCTCATCATTTTTTTTTTTTTCGAGTGAACTTCTGTAGTACACTCCACCTAAACTATTCAATTTTATTACCTTATCTTTATTATCAGGTACATAATTTCCCTGATGATAGCTACTATTGCTAGGTTTGGAATTTATCATGACTATTTAAATAATTTTTAACTATTTCTGTAGATTTTTTCAAATCCTTATAAGATATCCTAAGTAGATTTATTTTGTTTTCTAAGCAAAATTGATTCTTTCTATCGTCTCTATATTTATTCATTTCAAATGCAGCAACACCTCCAAAATATTCAATAGGCCTAAAATGATGGTGTCCATCATATTCTATACATAGATTATAATCAGATAGATAAAAATCATATCTCAGCTTTCCCCTAAATACACAACCATCAAATGTTTTTTCCTCTATAAATGAAATATTATTCAAAGTAAGATAATTCTTTATAAAAGAATGTCCCCTGCTTTTAGTTTTACATAAAGTACAACCTGACCCACCCATGTGTATATATGATAATTGCTCAAACATTCCGTGATCAGGACATTTAATTTTTATCTTATCAGTGGTTAAAACATAATAAGTATCAATGAGGTATTGATACTTATTATTATGTAAATTATTAGCCGCTATCAAAAAATCAGCATAATTTGTTTTTCTACCATCATATGAACATTTTGAGCAAGGAGTTCCATTCATATGAGAATAAACCTCAACATCAAAATCCCCATGCAAACTACAAATAACCGTCATTTTATTTGCGACTCCATTAAAAACAAATTTGGAATAATCATAAACACCATTGTGAATTTTATTACATATATCAACAATTTCCGATCTATTATATTTAAAATTCCTACCCGAATTCTTTATAAAACGACTTCTTAATTTAGAAACACATCTAATGCAACCCCTACCATGTAAATGAGAATAGGCTTCTTGATAGAATTCTCCATGAACAGGACAAATTATTTTTACCTTTTCCCTAGATCCTCTATAAACAACCTGATCATAATTATAATATCCGTTATGCACCTTGGAGCACCTGTCCTTAAATTCCAAATCTGACATTTTACTAGACCCAAGGTTACACAAAGAGCATCCCCTTCCATTTTTATGGTGGTGAGGAGATTGGTGAAAAATTCCATGAATTTTACAAATTATCTTAACCTTATCAAAGCTTCTCTTATATTCAACTAATGAATAATCATATCTATTTCCATGGATAATTTTTGATTTTTCTAAAAATTCATTCATGAATTTATTATTTCTAGCATCATTTTTACAAAAATCACATTGTGGTGCACTTGAAATAAAATTTCCATGAATATGACATTTAAATTCAAATTTATTATCAATTCTTTTAACAAAATCTATATTATTTGGCAATTTGATATTTTTATTTCTTAAGCATTTCGAACAACCCTTTCCATTTTTATGATTCCAAGGTAATTGAAAAAAGGGCCCATGAACTTTACAAATTATTTCAATCTTTGTTTTCCAATTGAAATAAATAGATTTAGAATAATCATACTTATTTCCATGAACAGATATAGACTTAGATATGAAATTTTCCAATGTATCTCTATGAAAATTAGAAACTCTAATCTTTGAGCATTCAGCGCACCCTTTACCAGAAAAATGATTAGATGGCGTCTGTTTAAACAACCCATGAATTCTACAAATTATGTCAACTTTTTGATTGCTACCCCTATATTCAACTTTAGAATAATCGTAAAAGCCATTATGTATAAAAGATGATCTTTTTATAAAATCATCTGTGGTCAAACTTTTACCCATATACTATATATAGTAATTCATCTCCTATTGGATAGATATGAACAGGTGTATTTTACAATTATGGGAAGAATCCGAAAGAGGATGGGGAGTTAGGCCAGATGGATGCACAATACATCTAAACGAAGAATGTCGAAAAAATTATATAAATGGCGTATATAAAAATCGACAAATAGATACAAAAGTTCCAGATGAGTATGATCGACCAATAGGAAATGCCATAGAATGTTTCGTATCTGACAACATGTACGAAAAAGTAGATCAAGTTGGATCTATAAGATTGTTTGAATATGAAAAAAACAATCTGATAAAGATGGAAGAAATTATTATAAAATCTTGATATATAATCTATGAAATTTATCAAAACGTTTGAGTTTCAGCATGATTCAGGAAGTGAAAACATAGTTGAAGATCTAAATTTCATATTCAATAATCTTGATCTAGAATTTAATCTCTCAAAGAAACGGAATCCAATATTTTCCGAAGGTAATGTAAAAGAAGGATTTTCAACAAAGATTCTTCTAGATTCCATATCAAACAAGCCAAAAATGTGCTCTAAATTAGAAGAATGTATTAAAACCGCAATTGAAATTCTTCCTTTAGGATTTGCATTTTGCCTAATTTATTATAGGTCTTACC